GGGTCCTTTTCCAAGGGCAAGTCGGTTAAACCGACAGCCCGGGGCACTCCTGCATAGCCGCCAACCAGACCATTTGCCTGGATAGCTGCTACCCATTCTTTTGGGAAAACATGCGCGAGTGTAACTGCGACCTTCTCGTCGAAGGTCCTAGCGAGTCTAATGACATGGTCATTATCAACTGACCACATTAGCAGGCTAGCGAGCATACTCTGGCGGAAAGTTGGTACAGAATACCAACCCCGTTGCAGTGTGCTATACAGCTCGGTTAGGGACTGCTCGTCTCTATCCACCTGACGGTAGATTTCTCGAGTAGCCTGGGTCATAACTTCAAAAGTGGAACCTTTGAAGGACCAGTTCAAACCGATGGGTTCAACAAGGTGTTGAACTCGATCTACTACCGTCCGTTGGAGTGGAGATAATAAACCAACTGCGCGTCGTCCGTAATTCCTCACAATGTCCATGAAGTTATCGTTGGATACTTCACGCCACTTGTAAGCCGGTATAACCGACTCACTTGTGATGACTTTTCCAGCAAACTCGCAAAGTTCACTGGAAGATAGCGACTTGTCAGGAGAATAGGGGCATCCTAGGAGATCGAGGCAACTAATATACTTAGTATATAAGCTGTCATCCAAGATCACCACGTCATCGCCTAACACATAGAACTCACCCTCATATCTCTTTCCAAGGAGATAGAGGAGGATAAATCCATGAGTTATGCCAAAGCTAGCAAAACTTGGGTAAAGACCCAAGGGCTGGCCTTGTTTCCATTCAATCTTACCAATGGTTGATAACCACTTGGCTCGAGAAATCTCTGCAAAGAGATCAATGGAAGGATGGTCTCCAATTAAGGCTTTCAAAGCCACTAACTGAACTTCTAAAGGGAAGTAATCAGTTGCGTTAGATAAGTCCACAGAGTGGACAATTCTACCGCTGGAGAGATGCTGCTGAACATGAGAAACAGGTTTCACATGGTTATGCGTACAGTCCCAAGGGAGACTGGGCATAAAAGAGTAGAGGGCCTGCCCAAGAGGCTGTAATGCCTTTTGGTGAACAAGGTATGGACTTGCGATTGCTCGCAACTTTAGACCAGGTTCTTGCAGAAAGTGGATTTCTCCACCCAAGATATCCCCATTATTGGGGATATCAGCACTCCGGACCGATTCTTTAAAGGTGTGGATATCCACACCTTCCGATATCGGACCATAAAGACTAGGGTACTTCGTAAACAGACCAAAATGTGCGTCTGTTGCAAAGTACGTTAACGCAGTTAAACCTGCGTTACTTTGGGCAATACTTCTATTGTCCAAAACCGGAGCCTTCTTACTCTCTGATCCACGATGGAAGATTATAGGTGTAGGTACACCTAGATTTATCTTCCTATTGTTCTGGCCTTCCATGAATCGTGCAAATGATTCAAGGAATTCTTTAGGATATTTGGCCGTAGTTGCAGAAACTGCAGCTACAAACTTCTCCTGTTGGGCACTACTAAGTTTGTAATGCTTGAATAAGGAGTAGACCATAAGAGTGTGAACAACGGATTGAAAGGTCCGTTCACTCTTCTGGGCATACCTAAAGAGGGAACCGATAACACCCTTCAGTGTACCTTTGCTGGTACGGGCTGCGGGTGTTAGCAGTGGTAAACCACTTCGATTCCTGTAGAGATCTACTTTAAGAGATTTCAACCTCTTAACAGTCCACTCTACGCCTGAACAATGAACCCAACGATCGACCAGTGAGGCAAATGCCTTATGATGGACCGCGGGTACTCCAAACACCGAAAGTCTGTGACATATTGTTCCCTGAAGTTTATGATCGAAGATCATATTCCTACCTCCTGTAAAGGATTTGGGTACTTCAGCGGTACGACGTGTACCAGCCTTAGGTTAGAGCAGTCTCGTGATACTTTATTAGAGGGATTCTATGTAATCTTCATAGGCTTTCTTATCTTGGTTTATTTTAGAGACAAATGAGTGTAAACTCATCCTAGTTTTGTTTAACCTTGTCCGTAATTTTCGGGCTTGGGCGAAACCAGCGGTGATGGGGTATTCCCATACGGGAGGTAGGCTTTCTGCCGTTCTACGGGGGTAACAAACCTTTAAGAGGTTGTCCACCTGCTCCATCTCTTCAATAAGACCTTTCAATTTTGCCAGTGTCGATCGCATGTCCTTCCTTTCATAAAGTATACC